ATGGGTGTTTCATTAATTGATATTGCACAACAGTTAAAAGATAATGATAAAAAAGTTCAACTGATTTATGCTTTTAACGGAACAGGTAAAACTAGGCTTTCACGGGCATTCAAATTGTTAGTAGCACCGAAAGTAGATGGTGATACGGAGTTAGAGGAATTAGAAGTAGTTACTAAAAAAATTCTTTATTATAATGCTTTTACAGAAGATTTATTTTATTGGGATAATGATTTAGAGTTTGATGCTGAGCCAAAACTTAAAATCCATCCCAACTCATTTACAAAATGGATTTTTGAAGAGCAAGGACAAGACAGGAATATTATTTCTAATTTTCAACATTATACTGACGAAAAATTAACGCCACATTTTAATGAAGAATATTCTGTTAAAGATAAGGATGGGAATAATGTAACAGTAGGGGCTTTTACAGAAATAACCTTTTCATATGAACGTGGTAATGATGAGCGTTCCAATAACATTAAAATTTCAAAAGGTGAAGAGAGTAATTTTGTATGGTGTGTCTTCTATTCTCTGCTTGAACAAGTTACTGATGTATTAAATGTAGCTGAACCAAGTGAGAGAGAAACAAATCAGTTTGATCAACTTGAATATGTATTCATAGATGACCCAGTAAGCTCATTAGATGATAATCGCTTGATTGAGTTAGCTGTAAATTTGGCACACTTGATTAAGTCAAGTCAGTCACACCTTAAATTTATTATAACCACACATAATCCTTTATTTTATAATGTGCTACATAATGAGTTTAACAAGGGTACATTTAAAAAATATTTTCTTAAAAAAAATGAAGATGGCGAGTATGATTTAATTACCCAAAGTAATGATTCTCCTTTTTCCTATCATCTTTTTTTAAAAACCGAAATTGAAAAAGCTATTGAAACAGGTCAGTTAAAAAAGTATCATTTTAATTTCTTTAGAAATATTTTGGAAAAGACATCTACATTTTTAGGTTATGACAACTGGGGAGAGCTTCTGCCTAAAGATACAAATGGGAATATTAATCCTTATGAGACAAGAATTATTAATATATCAAGTCATTCAAAACATTCAGGGGACGAGATGGTTGATCTGACAGACGATGATAAACGTGTATTAAAATATTTAATGAATAACATTAAAGAAATGTATCGATTTAAATAAGATGAAAGAAAAGAAATATTATATAGGGGGGAAATAAATGAGCGATTTCAAACCTATCGCAGAATCAAACAACTTCATCGTTCTAGATAAATATACGAAGATAGATCAGCAAGGAACTAATTATCAAACAGAAGCTGATTTAGAACGAGAACTGATTCAAGATTTAGTGAATCAAGGTTATGAACATCTACCAAGCTTAATTACTCCTGAAAAAATGCTTGCTAATGTTCATGTGCAACTGCAAAACCTTAACAATGTACAATTTTCAGAAGCAGAGTGGACTAGATTCTGTGAGCAGTTTTTAGATAAACCCAGTGACAACCATATTGATAAAACCCGTAAAATTCATAACGATTATATTTACGACTTTGTTTTTGATGATGGGCATATTCAAAACATCTACCTAGTAGACAAAAAGAATATTGCCAACAATAAAATGCAGGTAATTTCGCAATTTGAACAAAAAGGAACGCAAGCCAATAGATATGATGTTACCATTTTAGTCAATGGCTTACCTCTAGTACAAGTAGAGCTTAAAAAACGTGGGATTGCCATTCGTGAAGCCTTTAATCAGGTTCATCGATATAGTAAAGAGAGCTTTAATTCAGAAAACTCTCTGTTTAAGTATTTACAGATTTCCGTGATTTCTAATGGGACAGATAGCCGTTATTTTGCTAATACGACTAAACGTGATAAAAACAGTTTTGATTTTACTATGAATTGGGCTAGATCAGATAATACCCTGATTAAAGATTTGAAAGATTTCACAGCTACATTTTTTCAGAAAAATACTTTATTGAATATACTACTGAAATATTCAGTTTTTGATGTGAGCGATAACCTGCTGATTATGCGTCCTTATCAAATTGCTGCCACAGAAAGAATTTTATGGAAAATTAAAAGTTCTTATCTAGCCAAAAATTGGAAAACCACTGAAAGTGGAGGTTATATTTGGCATACAACAGGTTCGGGGAAAACGCTTACGAGTTTTAAAGCAGCTCGGTTGGCTACTGAACTGGATTTTATAGATAAAGTATTTTTTGTTGTAGATAGGAAAGACTTAGATTTTCAGACGATAAAAGAGTATCAGCGTTTTTCTCCTGATAGTGTTAATGGTTCAGAAAGTACCGCAGGATTAAAGCGTAACATTGAAAAAGATGATAATAAAATTATTGTGACGACGATTCAAAAACTGAATAACCTAATTAAAAGCGAAACAGAGTTACCTATATATAATAAGCAAGTGGTATTTATTTTTGATGAAGCCCACCGTTCACAATTTGGTGAAGCTCAAAAAAATATTAATAAAAAGTTTAAGAAGTTCTATCAATTTGGATTTACAGGTACGCCTATTTTCCCAGAAAATGCATTAGGTTCTGAAACGACTGCTTCTGTATTTGGTCGAGAGTTACACACTTATGTAATTACGGATGCCATTAGAGATGAAAAAGTTTTAAAGTTCAAAGTAGATTATAACGATGTACGTCCCAAGTTCAAAACGATTGAAAAAGAACAGGACGAGAAGAAGCTATCGGCAGCAGAAAATAAAGAAGCATTACTACATCCTGAACGGATTAAAGAAATTTCTCAATATATTCTTAATAATTTTAAAATAAAAACCCATCGTTTAAATGCGAATGGAAAAGGATTTAATGCCATGTTTGCTGTGAGCAATGTTGACGCAGCCAAACTCTACTATGAATCATTAAATAACTTGCAAAAGGAAAGCAGTAAACCCCTTAAGATTGCGACAATCTTCTCCTTTGCTGCTAATGAAGAGCAAAATGCTATAGGTGAAATTCTTGATGAAACTTTTGAACCTTCAGCAATGGATAGTAGTGCAAAAGAGTTTTTAAGTTTAGCCATTAAAGACTATAATGCCATGTTTAAAACTAATTATGGAGTAGAAAGTAAGGAATTTCAAAATTATTATCGTGACCTTGCTAAACGAGTAAAAAACAAAGAGATTGATTTATTGATTGTTGTAGGAATGTTTTTAACTGGTTTTGATGCACCTACATTAAATACTTTATTTGTTGATAAAAATCTTAGGTATCATGGTTTAATGCAAGCTTTTTCGAGAACAAATCGTATCTATGATTCGACTAAAACCTTTGGAAATATTGTTACTTTCCGGGATTTAGAACAAGCCACTATTGATGCGATTAAATGTTTTGGGGATGACAACACTAAAAATGTGGTGCTGGAAAAAAGTTATAGAGAGTATATGGAAGGATTCACTGATGTGGCAACGGGTGAAGCCCGCCGTGGATATGTAGACGTAGTAAAAGAACTACAAGAGCGTTTTCCTAAAGTTGAAGATATTACTACTGAGAAGGATAAGAAAGAGTTTGTTAAGCTTTTTGGTGAATATATGCGTATTGAAAATATCTTACAGAATTATGATGAATACTCAGATCTAAAAGCTTTACAAACAATAGATATCAGTGACCCTAAGGCTTTAGAGAATTTTAAATCTACTCACTATGTAAGTGATGAAGATATAGCTGCTATGCAAGAGATTAAAGTACTTGAAGAAAGAACGATTCAGGATTATCGTTCATCATATAATGATATTCGTGATTGGCTTCGTCGTGAAAAAACAGGAAAAGAAAAAGATAATTCCTCTATTGATTGGGATGATGTTGTCTTTGAAGTAGATCTCTTAAAATCCCAAGAGATCAATTTAGATTACATTCTTGAACTTATTTTTGAAAAAAACAAAAAAGTAAAAGATAAGGGATTATTGGTTGAAGAGGTACGTCGTTTAATTCGTTCTAGTGTGGGGAACCGTGCGAAAGAAAGTTTAGTAGTCGATTTTATCAATCAAACAGATTTAGACAATTTTCAAGATAAAGCAAGTATTATTGATGCCTTCTTCTCATTTGCTCAAACTGAGCAAAAACGTGAAGCAGAAGAATTGATTAATACTGAAAATCTTAATGAAGAGGCTGCAAAAAGATATATTTTAACTTCATTAAAAAGAGAATTTGCCAGTGAAAATGGAACGGAGCTTAATGAAATTCTTCCTAAAATGAGTCCTCTTAATCCTCAGTATTTAACAAAAAAGCAGAGCGTTTTTCAGAAAATATCTGCCTTTGTAGATAAGTTTAAGGGAGTAGGTGGAAAGATTTAATAAATCTAAAATAGAAAGTACAATGTGAAGAAATGGCAGAATTCAAATATAAAGTAACTCAAATACACGGCAGATTGTCGGAATCTTCAAAGGGTTGGACAAAGGAACTGAGAAGTATAAGCTGGAACGATAAAGAAGCTAAGTATGATATCCGTGAATGGTCGCTGGATCATGAGAAAATGGGCAAAGGTGTCACGTTGTCTAAGGAAGGGATTGTTACGCTGCGGGATTTGTTGAATGGGTTGGAGTTGTAGCTCGATACACACTACAAAGACATAGAAATTGTCGCATCTTTCCGAATATTGTAAGATGGAACTGAAGGCATGATTGCCCTCGGTTCTTTTTTATTCTCACTCTTCTCGGAGGTCACATAAGATGAAGCAAAGACAAATTCGCATGTACAGTTTCAGACGGGAGTGTATTTCCGAAGGGAGAATCACTGCCGAAAAAATAGAAGATCAAATCATTTCCCTATCAGATAGTTTTCTGATGTTTGCTTGGGAGTGTTATAAGAACGAGAAGATGGTCGATCAGCAACTCATCACTGAGATCATAAAAGTGATGCTGCCCAATTCAGAAGATGCTGCCAAGTCAGAGTGGGAAAACGGACTAACGTTCAATGGTCATAAGTACTTGGCTTGGTTTGCAACGACTGGCGGCATGAAAATAGAGGATTCCGGCAAATGCGAGACATTTTTTATTCGCGAGGATTGCAGAGAATTTGCTTCCGAGTTTGAAGAGTTAATTTCCTTCGGGAAGTTTAAGGAAATCGAAGAAAGTAGAGCGAAGGTCTGTATCAACAAGGATATTCTCAGCCGGATTTCGCTTGGAGTTAGCAGTTCTAGTATGGCAGGGGACATGCCCGATATCATTGTACTGCCCCAGCCGCATTTTAGGATAACAAAGGATTATAAGACTGTTGAGAAGATTACCAAGGAAGTGGACGGTAAGAATCAGGTTGATTATGAGGTGGTTAACCATCCATTTGATGATGAGATCGATGTGTTCGATGGTGGAGCGATTGCAACTCCAGAGGTATTCTCACAAATTCAGAAATCATTGCAATTAAACTATCCCGTTGAGTTTGCCATCATCAGAGGATATGGGATCGGTATTAAAGGGATGATTACTAGGTTTGACATCATTGGATATTTGGACGATACCTATACAACAGATACGGAATATTGCCGTAAAGTGGATGGCTCCTATCAGCTAAAGGATATGTGGAACGAATGGCAAACTGTAACGGACAATACGATGTTGCTCAACGAGAGCATGGTCAAGCTTGCTAAATATTATAAAACCGAAAACGGCGAGAACTGGAGTACATACCAAGAAAGACTTGCCTCGGTTGACTCTAAGTATCAGGACATCATTGGCAAGCTGTATATTACAAAAGTAAATAAGCGTGATGAGGATATTGAAAATTACAGAAGAACAAGCTACCAATTAATCAATGCGCTTGCACTAAGCAAGGCAGATTACTATGAGTTATTAAAGGATGAAGTGAAGTCCTACAAGAAAATACTGAAACCATTCGACAAGGCTAGTGACGCAGATGAATGGATCATCAATATGGATGCAATTCGGCTGTTTTTCAAAAATATCATCCATTCAAATCATGAAGATGAAACCGAACTTCAAGAGGAAGTAAAACGTTTGAGCCAGAATGTCGCTACCAAATGCGAAGAATTGCTTCATATCTCGGAAGATTTTATTAAGCTGCGTTATGTTCGAACCACACTCGCAAGATTGATTGAAAAGCGATGCCGAGAACTCGCAAGTGGTAAATTCACAGTGAAAGCAAAGTATCAGTATATCGCTGTTTGTCCGATATCCTATCTTCATTGGGCAATGTATCGTAATCAAGGTGTGGACGGACTTCAAGCTGGACAGTTTTACAGTGCAGACTGTGAGCATGGAGATGTAAGAACGATCAACAGGAATCCGTTATGTGCATACTCAGAAGTCCATAACGTTACCTTTGTCAGGAATGCTAAGCTCGATAAGTGGCTGAGTCCTTGCAGAGAGTTGATATATTTCAATCAGCAATCGGATATTTTAGCTTTGATGTCGTCAGCAGATACTGATGGAGATGCATGTACGGTCATCGACAATGAGATGATCCGAAATGCAGTCGTTGTGCCGAAAGATGGCAAGTATTTTATCAATAAAGATGATGGTCATAAAGAGGAAATGGAGTATACGCCAAGCAACCGATTTTTGGCAACCTATAAAGCCAGTGGAAACTTGATCGGCAAGATCAGTCTTAAGGCTGCGAGTATTAATTCAGACAGTCAGCAAACGCCGGATTATTATGATACTTTGAATCGTAAATTTATCTTTTGGTATGAGGTAAAGGACTTTGAGAATAGCCAAGAGTTTGTAAAAGGCAAATTAGATAACGGCGAATGGCTCACAACCTACAAGGCCAGTGATCAGCTTAGAGAGTATATCAGGCAGCGGTTCTATGCAAATGAGAAGGATATTTATACGGTGCTTTATAATGCGATGGTGAGCATCGATGCTCCCAAGACGCTTTATTTTCCAAGCGCAGCGGATATGGAAGTATTGAATGGCAAATACGGTAGAAAGGCATATTTTTTACAGTACCGCGAGAATAAAGAAGATGTTGTTGAGAATCAGTATGAGTATACGTTTGGACTTCTGGATTGGTTTACTGGGGAGATCAAGAAGCACTTATTGGATGAAATTGAAAAAAGGCGAACAGAATTTCAAAATCGTGAGGATCTCATTCAAGGTAAATTGGTCAATGGCGATTACATTGTTGATGAATATGACGCATGTTTAAAGTCCGTTAGTGGACTTTATAGCAACTATACAGACGCTAGACAGCAAGCTGAAAATTCTTATCTCAGTCATAAGAGAAAGGAACAGAAGGCGAAGGAATACGAACAGAACAATGGTTCTTGGGATCAATTTAAGGACGATGAATATGATGCCAAAATCACAGGATTGAAAGTATTGAGGTATCAGAGATATAAAGAAATCGATGCTGAATATATTGTCCAAGCCGATACTTTGTTGAACAAATATGACATAACTACGATTGCCAATGCGATCGGTAACTTGCAGAATTGTACGGAGCATTTCATCATCAATCTCTTTTATCCCGTTTTTGAGTACCTGAACCGAAAATTACAGAGTAACAGATACGGTTATAGGAAAGATGCTGATGGAGATATTTCATTTTTGGGAGAACGATATGTGAAGGTTCCCATCGGTGCTGTAGTTAATAGCGATATCGTGCAATCGCATCATCTCGAAGAAAAGAAGCGGCTTAAGGTCATTCAGGTTAAGGCTGACATTCGAGCGCGAGTGCTGGATCATACCGTTATCGGCCTGATTAAATCAGAGTTGAAGAATCAGAAATATATCACCTTTGCGATCAAATTGGAAGATGGCAAAGTAATCTTGTCGAGAGATGAAAAGCCTATGCTGGAAGTATTTGAGGACTGGCTCCAGATCAATCAATATAATTTGCTCATGTGTAGCAGTGTTAGAGTTGAACTGTTAGTCGATGTCGCTAAAAATATGAAAAGTTTAAAATTAACGGTGACTGAAATCAATGTATAGGTGGGCAAGCTTGCGCTAAGGCTCACTAGCCCTACGTGCTAGTTCCCTTAGTGCAAGTCGTCCCGACCCACTTTTGTGGAATAGTGGATAACTATTACTATAAATTTGATGGAGGTCACAATGGACAATACAATTGTCATCACTCAGTCTCGGATGGCTGGATGGTTGATGTTTAATGGATTCGGGAAAGTAAATGAACGCTTAGATTTGAAAGATAAGAATCGGGTAATTTATATTTTCAACGACTCACCCAAATTAAGGGAAACAATGAGAAAGTATAACCAAGTCAAAGTGAATTTGATTTAGGTATAGGCAGGTGATCATAACGAATGGAGCAGCCGACACAGAAGCAGATATATCAGCATATTCCCTATGCTAAGAAGAAGGAAATCAATGGCCAGTATTCAGAATTTGTATTTAGTCTCGATATTAATTCTTACAAAATAGATGATTTAGTTGTTGATAATGAAGAGGTTAATCGACTGGCTACAGACATATCAAATCATTTCATTGCAACATTTCAACAGTCGTATGAGAAAGATGTGTCGGAAAAACAGAAACAATTCTCATATGATTGTGCGCGACTCATTTTTAGCGAATTAAAGCAGCCTGATAAAACAACAGTAATTCCGGCTAAAGCTGGGTTTGGAAAATCTACGCTAATTCTGTCCATACTCGAAACCGTCATCAATAGTCTAGGTGCATTTCGTGAAAACGAAAGCGCAGTGGATTTGGGCATGATTATCGTAAGTGATCGAATTGAAGATCTCAAAAAAACGCAGTCAAAAATCCGTGAGCGATTTGGCTACTATGATACATTCAATCAAGAGGATTGGGTTTATGTCATGGAAGGCTGGAATAAAGAAAAATGTGAAAACGGTGTGGTCGAATATTATTCGGGTTGCTGTACGACTAGTAATTGCTCGTTATATAAGGATTGCTGGGTGTATAAACAACGGTTCGAGCAAAATGATAGCCCGATTGTTGCAATGACTAACGAGAGATTCTCATATTACCGAACTGAAAAAATGGATACTCTAAACTCATACAACACGTTTCATGGAACACTTCCTCGAAAAATAATTATTATTGACGAGAAGCCTGTCCTCGAAAAGCATGTTACCGTAGATGAAACAATTTTGCTTATACTATCTGAAGCAATCAATAACATTAATGTGCGCGATCCTATTGAGGATAGTAATAACAAGATGTATTTGAAGAATGTTCTTCACGAAATTCATGGGAGACTGTTGGAACTTCAAAAAAAGCATGCCATACATCGCAGTAGGATCATCCTTAATGATGAGGATATATTTGACGAGAAGTTTTTGCAGACGTTCTCTCGCTATTTTAAATATCAATTCACAGAAGAAATAACAGCAATCCAATTGCTATTTAAATCAGGTGGACTATTTTGTCATACATCGAAACGGACGTTTTTTAAAGCGATCTTTCCGAAAGAGAAATTTCAAATTGAGAATTTTAGAACCTATATATTCGATGCTACAGGTGAAGGTGATCCTAGCTATACGGATGAGTTTATTCACTTCAACATTGATGATTACAAGGAATACTCGAATTTAACGTTTTATATTAATCTTGAAAATATGAGTAGAAACAGCATTGAATCATCGCGTAATAAATTAGACATTGCAGCCAGATGGATTAATAATAAATTTCAGGAAGCTACTTATGTAGTTTCATATAAGACTTGTGGGAAGATGAATGCTAGTCAACGTTTGACCAAGCTGCTAAAAAGCAATAAACATGTAGTTTTAGATAAGGATAAGAACGGCAAAAATGTTGTCCCGTACTTTGGCAATACAAAAGGTAAAAATCTATTTCAAAACTGCCGAAACATGGTTCAAATTGGATGGCCTCGATTACCCTCAGATGAAACAGTAGCTGCCTACATGTATACATTTGTTAATATGGAAAAGTTGAAACAACTCAGTGAGAGTGAAATGGATCAAGTACAGGGATATATTAAGTTCAATCCAACAAGCAGCAAATTTGGTCTTGATAACATCAATATTTTTGAGTTAAAGAGAATGATGGTTGATCTGGAACAAGAAGTTTTTCGAACTAAGGTGAGGGATTTTAGTTCAAACGAGCCAGTTAATATTTATCTATTCGGTGGAGATTATCGAATAAAGGAAATGATAGCTCAACGGTTTAAGGGGTGTAAATTTAGAGTTGAAGAAATTCCCGAATTTGCATTGGAGAAAAACAAGCAGAACGGCGAGGACAAAAAGGAAAAGAAGCTGTATAACTTTATAAATGAAAATTGGGATGGCCAGCCTATACTTCTGAAACAATTGCGCGATGATTTTAAGATCACTGAAACGTATTGGAGCAAGCTCATGAAAAAGAAGTTGATTAAAAATTTATTTGAAGCAAGGGGAATTAAAGCCTCAAAGTTAAAGGGCAAGGGGAAGGATAAGTATTTGCATCGTATTATCGATTCTTAACTTATACAGTTTTCTATAATAATATATATAGGAAACAGTGCAAGTTAAGGAATCCGTAATAAGCCGCATTGGGGTTGGGTGTGGGAGGGGAAACGGCGGCGAAAAACAATTCTCCGTAGTGTAGCAGCGCGAAACGTAGGAAATTGTTCGAGAGTTTCCCCTATCCCATGACTTATACAGTGCTATATATTAATAACACAGATGATGAGCCGTATTCGTATGGCTCTTTTTTGTTGTCATTTTACTGTTTCAAATTTGCACTTTTTGCAGCTGAATTTATCCTGTTCAAAACAAATCAAAGGGGAGAGATTTTAATTTGGAAATTGTAACAATTGAAGATTGGAAGAAGTTTAGGAATTTAGAGACATTGCCACAGAAGGCTGGTGTCAGCCCGAATCAGTTGGCAAAATTAGTCGCCAAGGAACTGGCTGATAACGCACTCGATCACTGTGGTCAATGTGAAGTGGGATTGCTTGAACCGAACGGATTTTATGTGAAGGATAACGGTAACGGAATTGATCCTGAACTATTGCCGGATTTATTCTCAATTAATCGTTCGTTTATGTCCAGCAAAATATTACGGATGCCAACTCGCGGTGCATTAGGAAATGGATTACGAGTCGTTGCTGGATCAGTAATTGCTTCAGGTGGTTCAATGTTTGTTTCGATCAGAGGGAAAAAGTATCAAATCCAGTTTCAGCCGAATGGGACATCTTCAGTAGAGGTTATTGGTGACTATTCGGATAATGGAACGTTGATTGAAATTCAATTCGGAAAGTCACTCACGCCTAACTTGGAATGGGCTGAGTCGGCTATTCATTATAATCGCGGCGATGAATATAAAGGAAAGTCATCGGGCTATTGGTATACATCTGAAGCGTTCTATGAATTGTGTCAAGGGTATTCAGGCAGTGTTCGTGATTTGGTTTCGGAATTTGACGGATGCACTGGTGCTAAAGCTGGAAAGGTTTCAAGCGACTATAAAGGTCAACGGGCAAACTCCCTAACGTTTGAAGATGCTGAAAAGTTGCTTGGAACGATTCGAATTAGCAGCAGACAAGTGAACCCTGATCGATTCGGTGGTATTGGTGAACTCGATGATTACGGATACTACAAGTCAGAGGGTGCTTTTACGGTTTCATCCGGTAAAGGCCAAGTTGCTGCTCAGATACCCTTCACGGTAGAAGCTTGGGTGGACTATGATACGCGAGTAGGACTTGATTTTCTTATTAACAAATCTCCAACTACGGGTCAGATGAATCTGTATCGTGGGAAGAAAGAGTTGACGCTTTCAGGTTGCGGCTTATATGAAGATATTAAAATGAAGCATGCTAATATTGTAGTCAATATCATCACGCCATATATGCCGATTGTCAGTGACGGTAAAGAACCTGATCTGAAACCAATGAAGGTTGAAATTGTAGATGCGATCAAAAAGGCGGCTAATCGTGCAAATAAGTTTACTGCAAAATTGGAAAAGAAACCGTCACAGAAGAATGTTATCTTGGACAACCTTCAAGCTGCCATTGATAAATCTAGCGGCAATGGTCGATTCCCATTCAGTCTTCGTCAATTGTATTATGCTATTCGTCCCTATGTGATTACAGAATTAGGTAAGCAGCTAGAATATAATAACTTTACTACGGTGATTACGAATTATGAGAATGAACAGGGTGATATTGCTGGACTGTATAGAGATAATCGCGGTGTACTATATCATCCTCATACGGGACAGGAGATTCCAATTGGAACGTTAACCGTTAAGGAATATAAGCGGCCTGAATGGACGTTTAATAAAATTTTGTACTGTGAAAAGGAAGGTCTGTTTCCTCTTTTGAAACAAGCTCAATTTCCTGAACGATTTGATTGTGCATTGGTTACTTCCAAAGGATATGCGAGTCGAGCGGTAAAGGATTTGCTGGATATGCTTGGTGATACAGATGAAGAATTGCAGTTTTTCTGTATCCACGATGCAGATGCTGCTGGAACTAAAATTTATGAGACGCTGGTTGAGGAAACGAAAGCTCGTCCCGGACGAAAAGTTAATGTCATCAATCTTGGACTTGATCCAGAGGAAGCCGTTGCAATGGGATTAGAAATTGAGGAGTTAGAAGCGAAAAAGGACGAGAAACCTGTTGCAGCTTATGTGCCTGAGAAATGGAAACGGTGGCTACAAACGAATCGGATTGAACTCAATGCTATGGCTTCCGATCAATTTGTATCATGGTTGGAAGGTAAAATGGAGACATATGATCAGGGGAAACTTGTACCTGATACGAATACGTTAAAACAGAAAATGGAATTAACCGTTCGCAGACGACTTGAATTAGAGATTCGAGAACGTATTCTTCGAGAAGCCAGATATGAGAAACAGGTTCAAGAGCAGATGCAATTTCTAATCCCTGCTTTACATGAGCGATATGACACATTGGCAGATGAAGTTTCAAATGTGCTGAATAATCAACGTGAACTTTTTTGGACGAATGTGGTGGAGCATATCGGAAATGATATACAACTGTGATGTGAGTAGGTAGTGCTGATTTTAAAATTTGGATTTTTCATATCAAAAAAGAGCAAGTTAAATTTCGGCTCATATTTGCAAAATTTTAAAATCAAATAGTAAATGTACAGGAACTCTGGCTACGTGCTAGGGTTCCTTTTTAATTTGAGAGGAGCAACAGGAATGCTATTAATTTTACAAGCAATAATCATAGAAATATTACGAGTTGTCACTGCGGTTGGTGTGTTTTTCACCTGGATGTGGATTGCAGTCTTTTTAAAAATGAAGTAGAAAGGGGGATCAAGTGGATTGGAAATCAAATTCGTAGACGTAGAAGTTTTAATTCCGTACATAAAAAACGCCAGAAATAATGAGAAAGCTGTAGAATATGTAGCAACGAGTATTCAGAGTTATGGATTTAAGAATCCCATTCTGATTGACAGTAATCATGAAATCATAGCAGGACATACTCGGCTGTTAGCAGCTAAGAAGCTTGGACTGAAGGAAGTTCCAACAATACTGGTGGATGATCTAACGCCAGAGCAGGTCAAAGCTTTCAGAATAGCCGATAACAAAACGGCTGAGTATGCAGATTGGAATTTTGAATTGTTGGCGCAGGAACTGGAAGAGTTAAAACTGGCTGATTATGATCTTTCTCTAACTGGATTTGATATGAGTGAGTGTGAGAAGTTGCTGGATACATTGTATGAAAATACAGCTCAAGACGAAGATGATTTTAATGTAGAAGAAGCATTACCTGAACATCCGATAACTCGTAAAGGTGACATTTGGCTACTTGGGAAGCATAGGCTAATTTGCGGTGACTCGACTAATCCGCAGGATATTACAACATTGATGGAGGGTAAGAAGGCTCGGCTTATTGTGACTGATCCGCCCTACAATGTGGACTATACAGGCAAGACCAAAGATGCTTTAACAATTCAAAATGACAAAATGGACGATGGTCAATTTTATGAGTTTCTGTTGGCAGCTTATACAAGAATGTATGAAGTGGCTGATGACGGAGCAAGTATTTATGTGTTCCACGCCGATAGTGAAGGTTTGAATTTTAGGAAGGCATTTATCGAAGCTGGATTCAAACTGGCACAGTGTTGCATATGGGCTAAGCAAGCGATGGTAATGGGTAGACAAGATTATCACTGGATGCACGAACCCGTATTATATGGTTGGAAACCGACAGGTAGACACTATTGGAACAGTGATCGTAAGCAAACAACCTTATGGCAATTTGATCGTCCCTTCCGGAATGAATATCATCCCACGATGAAGCCGATTCCCTTAATTAGCTACCCAATTAAAAATTCGAGCAAGCTCGGTGATATCGTATTTGATCCATTTGGTGGTTCAGGTTCAACGTTGATTGCTTGTGAGGAAACGGATCGGATTTGCTATACGAGTGAGCTTGATCTCAAATATGTAGATGTGATTGTGAAACGGTATATTACCCACGTTGGCGACAATAGCAGTGTGTATTTGATTAGGGACGGGAAGCGGTATAGCTATCAGGAAGTTGGTGCTGAGTTGGAAAGGTAATATTGGATTACTGTAGGGATGGCTGACGAGGGCTGTCCCTATATTTATGTTGAAACGGAGTTGAGGTGAATATGGCAGCAGAAAAGAAACCAAAGAAGCCGACCAAGTATGAATTAAATGTTGAGCCACGTTTTGATGAGATTCGGCAATGGATTAAGGATGGAGTCATTGATGATGAGATTGCGATTCGATTAGAAATACATATTACCACGTTGTACGAATATGTTAAAATCCATCCTGAATTTAAAAAGTTAATGGAACGTCCATCAAAATATGAAACCCATATCGTACCAAGGTTTAACGAGATTCGAGATTGGTGTCGAGAGGGATTAACGAATGAGCAAATGGCTGAAAAACTCGGCATCCATCCTGCCACTTGGTATGAATATGCAAATAAGTACCCAACCTTCAACGAGCTTATTAATTGGAGCAAATCCGTTGCTATAGATCGTGTGGAAAGTTCACTTTTTAAATTAGCAATGGGGTATGAATATGAAGAAATCAAAACAATTGTGGAAGAAGATAAAAATGGAAAAAAGAAGACTCGAATTGAGAAGGTCAAACGGCATCAGCCCCCGAATCCGACAGCGATAAGCTTCTACTTAAAGAATCGTGCGCCGAATGAATGGAATGACCGTCGTGAGCTGATCATTGACACGAAGGCCGCTGAGTTGGAACGGAAACAGCTATTCCTTGATATGATTGAGGAAGATGTAATTGAAGCTGAATATGAAGCCATAGAGGAATCCAGCCATGCTGAGGAAGGCTTCGAAGAGTCGGATTCATAAGGTTATGTCGTTAGTAATTCGATAGATAAACGCCAGTTTCAGCCCGAATAATGCTTCCAAATAGGCCATTTAGACTGCATAAGATAAGTTATGTATTGAGTTGACTGTCTCCCCTACCAACGGTATGATGTGACACACAAGCGAAGGGTGGGGGCGAATATGGAGTATATTCAAGGGTTTGAAGCACATTTACGGAGCAAGGATCGAAGCAAGAATACAGTATCTTGCTACATACGGGACGTACTACAGTTTATGGCTTGGTATCGGGGTAAGACGGAGTATGGGTTGGACAAGTGGATTGAACTGGATGGCGTGGAATACAAAAAGGTTCTGCAAAGCACCAACCAAGCGATACTAACCATCAACCGAAAGATCGCCAGCGTCAACGTATTTGCACAGTGGATGCACCAGCAAGGCTATATAAAGGAAGAAATACATATCGAAGCTATCAGGAACAAGGATGTCCGCCAGTATAAAGGGCTTGAGGATACAGATTTGTGGAAGCTACGTAATGAAATTCATCGTACGGGCAATAGAATGCATATCTGTATGATCGAATTGTTACTGGGAACGGGTATACGGGTAAGCGAATTGGTTGGTATCAAGCTGAAGGATATTGAGATAAGTGAACGCAAAGGAATATTGAAGGTACTCGGTAAGGGGAACTCCTTTCGCACAATACCATTGAATAAGGATGTGCGAAAAGCCATTACCCGATATCTTGAAGTCAGGCCACAAGTGGAATTAGAGTATCTATGTATTGGGCAGCGTGGAGCTTTAGAACGGAATGCGGTCAACCTGATTCTGAACAAATACGGCAATCGGATCAATGTAAAGGTTACACCACATATGCTGAGACATACACTTGGCTATAAGCTGGTAAAAACGACTCCTTTGACGACCATTCAGCAAATCCTTGGACATGATCACGTAGCGACAACCAATATCTATACACTAACAACGCAGCAGGATATGGCTGAAGCCTTGGCAAATATCGAGTGGTGAGGAGCCACTCTTTTTGTCGTGGATGGAGGGGGTCTTCTATCTAGATAAACGGAGCCGCCAGCAAAGGGTACAGAAATTTTTGTAATGATTTTATAGTAAAAGTCAGAAAGGAGCTATTACAATTGAAACAATAAAGCAAGAAGAGCAACGACAAGCTGAGCTGCTTAAACAGTATATGGAGAAGCATTTTAAACCACCCAAAATAAAACAACTGATCGAAACCTTCTCCTTCTCCGAACTTCGTAAATTAATCGGTGAAATGGACATTGAGTTTTTTGCCCTATGTTATTTCCCTAAATATTTTGATCGAGAGTTCGGAAGGTTTCACAAAGAGCTATTTGAGGAATTAAAACATATGCTTGCTAATACAGGACTGATTACGGCTTTCGGACTCCCCAGGGAGCATGGGAAGTCCACGATCAGTTCTTTTTTATTCCCGCTATATGCCACGCTTTATGATCAATCGCAGTTTACACTAATCATATCGGCAACAGAGCAGATCGCTCTTCCCTTCCTTGATATGATCAAAGATGAACTTGAGACGAATACAATGCTGATTGAGGATTTTGGTATCCGTAAGGGGAATCGCTGGAATAACAATGAAATATGGCTACGGAGTAGAAGTGGACTCGATTCCTGCATTATGATTCGTGGAATAGACGGTTCTCTTCGGGGCATCCATTATAAGCATCACAGGCCAACGCTGGTTCTTATGGACGACCTGCTAAAGGAAGATACGGCACGATCAGAAGCTAAGCGAGATCAGATCAAGAATACATTCACCGATGTTATACTCCCCATCGGAACACGGGATACTAATATTTTGATCTGTGGCACAATTCTGAATGAAGAAGACCTGATGGCTGATCTGCTCAAAGGGAAGATACCTGGTGTTCGAAGTATCCGCAAATCAGCTGTCATTCAATTTTCAGATCGAGATGATTTGTGGTCTGAATGGGAACGACTATACAACAACCTTCAAGACGAGGACAGGGTCAATTCGGCTCTGTCTTTTTTTATGTCCAATAAAGATGAGATGCTTGAGGGTACGCTAATATTATGGAGCGAATATCTGGATTATTACTATTTGATGTGTAAAAAGCAAGCGATGGGTGAGAAGTCATTTTATAAGGAGTTACAAAATGATCCCCGATCTACGGATGATTACATGTTCCAAAATATCATATATTGGGATCGGCTGCCTGAGTTTGATGAGATGGAGCTTGCGATGTATATCGATCCTGCGATCAAAGCTGGTAAGAAAAACGATTTTTCAGCTATCTCGATTATTGGTCAGCATCGGAAGACAAAACAGCTATATGTGATCGACGGGAATATTTATAAGTTGCTACCAGATGATTTGTTCCAAGTGGCTGTTGAAAAGTTGAAACTTTACCCCGTGGATAAGATCGGTTTTGAAGTTAATCAGGCCCAGAGCTATATGAAGCAGAAATTTGAGGAAGAGTTATGGAAGGCGGAAATATATACGTCAGTTGAGAGTGTAAATTCCAAGGGTCAGAAACATGAACGGATTATTAGCTTAGAGCCGGAAATCAAGAAAGGGCATATCCTATTCAATGCTGCGAATATTCGATATAACAATCAGGTGATGGATTATAACCGAAATTGCAAATTTGATGATGCTCCAGACAGTTTATATGGGGCTATACAGCTTATTCAGTCAGTTAAGAATTTGAAATTTTATGATCTGAGTCTGCTATTTTGAACCAGTACCATTAACGCATTATTATTGGAAAAAGGTCTCTTTCTCCGACTTTTTAAGTCCTTTAAAAACCAGCTCATAGGAATGATCAATCATTTTGAATAATTCTGACTCAGAAATAGAGCCGTCCATGATAATTGTATTCCAGTGAGTTTTGTTTAAGTGGTAGCCGGGAGTAATAGACGAATACTGCTGTCTTAAGCTTTCGGCTATAATAGGATCACATTTCAAGCTGATATTTAGTTGATTGTTTCGCTCCGATAAAAGAGCAAACATTTTTGAGGCCACTTTTATTACTAAAACACCGTCACCAAAAGGGTATTCCTCAATGGCTCCTTTTTTGGATAAACAGTAACTGGCTAATGTTTTGTTGAGCATAACTTATTTCCTCCAACAAGGTTTTATAATTTCCAACTCTATGAAAAAAGGAAGTGAATGAATGCAAATAACCGAACCCATCATATTAGAATGTCTCAACGAACTGAATCAAGACGCGCTAACAAAACAGAAATACTTCGATTATTATAACGGCAATCACGCGATTCTCAAGGACTACGCGATGCAGGAAAGTCGAAGTAACCGAAAGCTTATTTTTAACTTCCCACGTAAATTCGTAGATAATGAAGTGGGCTATCTGCTCGGCAAGCCAGTAAACTATGTGTCCAAGTCAGAACAGGACACGGCTATACATAATATAGATGTACATATGAGTCATTGGGATAAGGAGCATAATCTACAGCTTCGGAAACAATCTGAAATATTCGGTGAGAGCTACGAATTGAATTATATCGACTCCGATGGCCAGTTTTCAGCTACGGTTTTGTCTCCTTTGAATGCGTATGTGTTGGAAGATGGAACGGCAGAACGAAATGTATTACTTGGCTTACATAAATTTACCCGTCGATTCGATGAGCAAGTATATTTGGACGTGTACACTGATAATGAAATTTTACATTACGAAATGATCAGCAGCGACAATTACAACAGTAAATCTCCAGAGCTAAAATATCTCGGTAAACACAATCACATCTTTGGAAGAGTTCCTCTTATCTCTTGTCCGGCAAATACGGAGAAGAAAAGCGGCTTCCAAGATGTGATTTCTTTATTTGATGCTTATAATGCCCTGAACTCAGATTTGGTCAACGAAATTGCAGACCATCGCAATGCTTATCTGGTCATTGAAAATGCCAAGTTGGAAGCAGAGGATTTGCTCAACATGAAAAAGATGGGGATCATACAAGTCCCTGCGAACGGAAAGGTAAGCTGGCTGACGAAAGAGATCAACGACTCCTTTGTGAAAAACGAACTGGACAACATCGAGCGCAAAATTTTCGACATGATGGATCAGGTCAATTTTAATGAAAATTGGGCCAGTAATACATCCTCCCTTGCTCTCCGAAATAAGCTGCTCAATCTGGAGAATCGTGTGGCGATGCGGGAGGCGTTAATGGAAAAGGCAATCAAGCAACGTCTGCGTAACTTCTTTACCTTTCTGCACATTAAAGAGGGCGTGCAATATGATTTCCGGGATATCGCTGTAAAATTCACAAGAAACTTGCCAACAGACTTGGTAGGGATGGCCGATGTGATCGTCAAATTGCAGCAAGTGGTATCTCAGGAAACGTTGCTAACACTTCTCCCTTTCGTGGAGAATCCAAAGCTGGAGTTGAATAAATTTTGTGCGGAACAGCAACGAATAATTGAAACAAATAGGCTCAATGTTACGCTTTAGAGTGCTGAGAGGCTATATATATCTAGGGTGAAAAATAGCCAAAAGTGAGGAGTCGGTATGTTTGTACCTTTTCCTCGTTTTCTCCATTTAATGCGTAACATTATTGTCCTGAGCATGACGTTAAACTGTTCAATCAAATAAAAATATGCGTGTTCGGTTCATAGAGTCGAGTGGGCTACGAAGGAGTTTAATGAAATTGAACATTAATGAAGTAAAACAATTTATCGAATCAAACAATACGGATGAGGAGTTGCAATCGTACCTTCAGGGCTTCAATCCTTATAGCGTTGAAGGTATCGATCAATTTCTTCAGACCGATAAGGAAGCAAAAAGTTGGTTCGATAGCATGGTGGATAAGCGTACCACGAAGTCGCTGGAAACATGGAAGACGAATCATCTGGAAAGTCTGCTCAATGAGGAGATCAAGAAGCGTTTCCCTGCTAAAGATGAAAAGGAAATCGAAATGGAAAAGCTTCGTGCTGAAGTTGAAAACATGAAGCTGGAGAAACAACGTGAACGATTAACGAGTCAAGCCATCAAAATAGCCAGTGAAAAGAAACTTCCACTACAATTAGTGGATTTTTTTATTGGAGCAGATGAGTTTACTACGACAGCTAATTTGACTACGTTTGAACAGTCGCTTCAATTGGCGGTACAGCAGCAAGTCGAACAACGACTCAAGGGAGATGGCTATACGCCTCCTGCTAATTCAACAGATAAAACGTTCACATTGGATGCTATTAAGGGAATGTCTCAAGACGAAATAAACAAGAATTGGGATCAAGTCAAACAAGTATTACAAAGCAAATAAAAACGAAAAGGATATGGTGAATACCTATGTCAGTACAAAATTTTATTCCTACAATTTGGAGTGCCCGTTTAAATGAAAGTTTCAAGAAGAATCTGGTTTATGGGAATATCGTGAATACCGATTACGAAGGTGAAATTAAAGGCCAAGGATCAACAGTCAAGATTAACTCAATTGGCGCAGTAACGATTGGAACCTATGATAAGGCAGCAGGAATCGGCAATCCACAGGAGTTGGATTCCTCTCAAACAAATCTGATTATCGATCAAGCGAAGTATTTTAACTTCTCCGTAAATGATATCGATGCTGCCCAAGCCAATGTGAATTTACTCGATGGTGGCATTGTTGAAGCTGCATATGGATTGGCTGATGTGGTCGATCAGTATATTGCCGGATTTTATACAGAGGTAAAAGCCGAGAATGTGATAGGAACAGCAGCTACTCCAGTGACTCCGGCAGTCAATTCCGCATATGATTACTTGGTCGATCTTGGTGTCATTCTCGATGAGAACGATGTTCCTGAGACGGATCGCTTCTTGGTCATTCCACCTTGGTATTACGGACTACTTCTGAAAGATCCACGTTTTACAAAAGATGCAGCAGTCATTCGTACCGGCTATGTTGGGGATATCGATAATATGCGTGTTTACAAATCGAATAACGTTCCGATCAGCTCCAGCACCAAATATCACATTATGGCTGGACATAAGAGTGCGATTTCCTTTGCTGGACAAGTCGATTCTGTTGAGGCATTCCGTCCAGAGAAACAATTTTCCGATGCGATTAAAGGTTTACAGGTGTTTGGGGCAAAATGTATCAAGCCGGAAGGATTGGCAGTCTTAACAGCAAGTCGCTCGTAATCAAAACACATTATTATTGAAGAAACATGTTCGGGTGTCCATTTTAGGATGCCCTCTTTTATTTTTTGGAGGTGCAATATGTGGCTATTGAATAAAGAGACAGGATTAACTTGGAAGATTGATGATCCTGAATTACTCAGACGCTTGCAAGCCAATGTACAATATGAAGAAATAAACAAGCCGGATCAACAAGAATCCGTCGAAGTTAAGGCAGATGAAATGAAGCCGAAGACAAAGACCAACGTTAAGAGGAAGCCATCATGAGTGAGCAATTGGATTTAATGAAACAGTTGCTTGGCGTTGAACTGACCGACATATCCAAGGACGATATCCTCACGCACTATTTGAACAAAGCAAGGAACAACATTCTCGGATACTGTAATATCGATGTTCTTTCGAATACTTACGATGATACGGTTGTCGATTATGCTGTATATCTTTATAAAAATAAGGATTCAGTGGGCTTAACCCAAAAGCAAGAAGGCGAACGCTCGGCAAGCTATGAACCAGGTATCCCTCAAAGCATTCGACTTGCTCTTCCCCTGCCAAGAATAAAAGTGGGGTATTGAATATGTTTTACAAAACAAAATTGGATCTATTGGATTCGCTTGATTTGACGGTGATGAAAACAATCTATGCCGATATTCAGCCATACATAAAAAGTTATTCGTTCGAGGACGGAATTACGTTGGAAATAACCCATCGCGCTTTCTGTGATAAAGAAGCCAACATGGAGAAGAACCACTATGTACGGATAGACGATTCTATTTTCATCATCTTGGATTTGAAGGAATGGAGCGATTATCTGGAATTGTATTTGTATCAGTGTAAGCCGGATTTTGCATCGGGGGCGAGTTCATGACGAGAAGCATAGAACCATTGCTCGACTTTTTTCTTCGAGAGAAAGGCGAATTTTTGCAAATCAACGGTATGCAGCAGAAAGCTCTCATTCATGATGCGGTTGATAAAATCCAGTCGGCAGATGAAAAAATAATCCGCGCAGTAGTTCCTCTACATACTGGCGATTTTATTGATTATCGAGATGAACGCTATATTATCACAAGCCAGATTGATATCAACGAATATTCGTATCGCGGCAGAATGCGGAAGTGTAACTTTCAGATCGCTTTCAACTGGAATGGCAATGTAAAATGGTTTGATGCAATTGTAGAAGGTAAGTCGTTTTCAATTGATACAGGAAGTGTAATTTCTTTGCCCGATGGCAGTATTAACATATCTTTGCAGGACAATGCCGATACAAGAGACATCGCGCTGAACCAGCGATTTTATAATACGAATCAACCGTTTAAAGTCAAGGGTATCAATCGGACTTTAAAAGGTATCATCCAGTTAAGCTGCACATTGGATAGCATGAATACAGCTTATGATGACGTGGAAAATAATATCGCGGACAGATGGAAATACGAAATTGCTCATACATATGCTTTAACCATAGACAACGGAACGGAAGCCAACGTGCTGCTTAATGATATGTTACAGTTAAATGTTACGGCTACCGACAATGGAAGCTCTATTGCGAATCCGGCGATCACGTTTTTTTCAAGCGACCCTAATGTGGTCAGCGTGGATAATGAAGGCAAAGTTATGGGGATTCAACTAGGACAAGCCATAATTACCGCAAAGCTAACCTATCATTCAAGCATTGTGGATACGATTCAAATTACTACCGTTGAGACACTCACACATAATTATTCGATTACCATTACCGGCAATGCAACCATAAAAGTGGGGCAGAGCGCTTCATACGTCAGTCATATCTATGATAATGGAACTGAAGTATTTGATCAATCGGTGCAATGGAGTTTGCGGAATCAGGATAATACGACTCCAGTCATGGGAAGCATCACAGCTAGCGCGGGAAATAGTTCCACAGTAAAAGCTGGCAGCAGTAGTAGTTACATCAATAAATACATCGTATTATCCGCCGCGTTAACGAGCGATCCTACGAATACAATTGAAAAGACAATTCAGCTTAAAAGCTTATACTAACATTCATACATATCGGTCTATCCACTCGGGTAGGCCATTTTTATTTTTCATTTAAAAGGAGCCTATTACATATGAAAAAATCTATTGATTACATACTCAGCGTGAGCCTATTAAAGCAACTGAAATCACAAAAGTTAATTACCGAAGAAGAGTTTTCTGAGATCGATTTGTTGAATAAAAAGTCATTCAAATAGCCTGTGAAATGGATGGGAAATGACTTGATGATGTCTAGAAGTAATCGTAACATGTGACAGTAAAAGAAATATAGTTGAGGGGGAGCTGTATGGCTAAAGTATTAAAAAAGGTTGTTGTCGTACCAGTAAGAACAATAGATTCAGTTGATGGGATTCCACAAATACAAAAGAAACGAGTAGCAGCTTACTGCCGTGTGAGCACGGACTCCGAGGAACAAAAGGAAAGCTACACGAATCAGGTAAACTACTATACAAGTCACATCTATAACAACGCGGAATGGGAAATGGGTGAGATCTACGCCGACGAGGGAATCACAGGAACGAATACGAAAAATCGAACACAGTTCAATCGCATGATACAGGATGCCCGAAACGGAAAGATCGATCTCATATTGGTCAAATCAATATCGCGGTTTTCACGTAATACGCTGGATTTACTAAAATATGTGCGTGAGTTGAAAGGTCTCGGTGTGGCGGTATTATTCGAACGCGAGAATATTAATACACTCGATACAACGGGTGAAGTATTGCTGACCATCTTGAGTTCTCTTGCCCAAGATGAGAGCCGAAATATTTCCGAAAACAGTCGCTGGGGGATATTGCGGGGCTTCCAAAATGGCAAAGTCTTCTGCAACACAACCCGCTTCCTGGGCTACGATAAAGACGAACATGGCGAATTGGTCATCAATGAGCAGGAAGCTGAGATTGTGCGGCGCATCTATGAAGAGTATTTGGACGGCAAAAGCTATCAGGCGATTGCGGACGGTCTTATGCGAGACCAGATTAAAACGGCTACGGGAGGCGATACATGGTGGGATTCTTCGATCACGCTGATCCTGACCAATGAGAAATATTACGGAGCCTTACTTCAGCAGAAAACCGTTACCGTGGATTTTCTGACGCACAAGCGGATTAAAAATCGGGGACAGGAACAGCAATACTTGATCGAGGATAACCATGAGCCGATTGTGTCGAAGGAAATGTTCGATTCGGTACAGAAGGAAAAAGATCGACGTGCAAGGCTGAAAGGAAATGTTATAGGGGATCGCAAAAAATACTCCAGCAAATATCCGCTCAGCAGTAAAGTATTCTGCGGATGCTGCGGAGCCAATTTCAAACGCCGAACCTGGAACAGCAATAATCCATCCAAAAAGGTAGTATGGCAATGCCGAACGTATGTGAATGAAGGAAAAGAAGTATGCGATGCCAAGTCGGTTGATGAGCAAGGTTTGCAGAATGCGTTTGTCCGAGTATTCAATCGAATGTATGAGAATAAGGAAGCATTTATCCAAACGTTGAAAGCGAACATTGAATCGGTACTTACTAAAAGGGCAGGGCAAGAACCATTATTGGAAATCGCGCGACATATAGAACAGTTTAAATCGGACTTGAAGGGACTGGTGAATCTCAAGTTAAGAAATCAGATTGATGAGGCCGTATACAATGAAGAAAACGTGAGAATCTCAGGTGAACTGAACGAACTTCGGCAACAGAAAATCCTGCTGGAGAAGGATAACGACCGAAAGACACAAATCAAGGATCGTGTAGATGAAATGATTCAGGTATTAAGTTTACGGCAAGATGTACTGATACAATTTGATGATAACCTATTCAATGCGTTGGTGGAGAAGATAACCATTCTCTCACCAGCGCATTTTATTTTTACCATGAAGAGCGGCTTGAACATAGACGAAATCTTGGACTAA